GGAAGAAAGAGGACCATTGGCGATGGACAAACAATGAACGAAACTACGAAACTCTTTTGGTTGTTTACAATGATTTTGTTCCAGAACCTGGTTCTTACGACCATATGGTTCGTATCAAGGGTCATAAATGGCAACTTATGAAAGAAGTGGCCAAAGATATTCCTTTAGGTAAATACAACTATATTGGTTGTGTTGATGATGACCTGATTACTGGTTATCAAGATTTCAACAAAGGTCTTGAATTGGCTGAGAAATTTAAATTTGAATATTGGCAATTATCAATGCCACATGATTCAAGTTTGATTTACAAACCACTGTTTAATGATCCAACTTGTGATTTTAGTGAAACCAATTTTATTGAAATGGGTTCTTGTTTCTTTACTGATGAGAAATTTAGATTCTTAATGGAATTCACCAGTCATTGGGACTTAGAAATTGCATGGGGTATTGATAAAACATTCTATGATTTATTCCAGTGTCCAGCAAATGTCGTACACACAGGTATGATTCATCAACCATTCAGAGATAGTTACTACGATAAACAAAGAGCTATGGATGAAATGAACTACTATTTGTACAAAAGATATCCAGAGATTCTAAAAGAACATTATGGCCGTCAATCCAATTTTATTGATAGACAAGATACACTAAGAAAATTCAAAGTAAACGCATGAAAAAATACCTATATTATCACATATACTTAACAGAAGAAACTGGTTGTTGGTATAATCAATTTCTAGAACAGGTGGTTTCAACCATTGATTCTGGCTTATATGAACACATAGAAAAGATGTATGTTGTTTGTATAGGTAAAAAAGAAGAAGTTGAAATGTTCACGGGTATTTGTAATACATTTGGTAAGATTGAAATACTTAAAAAGATAATCTTGGATGATAATACAGAAGAAAATCTGTCAGTACAACACATTTCAAAAATTGATTATCAAAACAAGGATATACGTGATGAAACATTGACGATGAAATATCTGCAAGAACATGCCAAGCGTGAAGATGCACATTTCATGTATTTTCACGCCAAAGGCATTACATCTCCATGGCGAATGAGAAAAGAAAAAATCTATCAACCATATGTCAATTATTATTTCTGGAGAAAATTCCTACAATGGGGATGTATTGAGAACTGGAAACTCTGTACGGATAAACTGGAAGACCATTCAGTATCTGGCGTCAACTTTGGAACCTGGCCTGTTCCACACTATTCCGGTGGGTTCTGGTGGACGAAATCGGAGTATGTCAATAAACTTCCAGACATTAAAGAAAATGACTGGTGGAATGAAATGAGGAGAACGACACCACTAAACACATTTGATTCTAACCGAAACAAACCAGAGATGTGGATAGGTGCAAAGTTCAATAATGACTTCTTTAATATTGTAAGTCATCCTATTATGCCGCCAGTTGGTACTTTGGCTCAAAATACTTGGCCAAGAATGTGTTATGAAGGAGTGATATATATCTAAGCCAACATTTTAAAAAATTGGTTATGTCAACTAAAAAGTTGTATAAATAAGCCCATTGGCAACCAAAGTGTGTTGCATTTCTAGAGGTATAATCAATGTTAACTTTTCAATCATTCTTAAAAGAAGAAGCCGAAGGTGGTGAACTTAAACACATTCATCATGCTGAAGACCGTCCTTTGATGCACGGTCATGCTGGTTTTGAACACGCACACGAAGCGCTAATGAAGGCTCATGCACACATGAAGGCTGGTGCTAGCAATAGTAATTTAACAATGAAATATGATGGTTCTCCTTCCCTTGTCTTTGGTCACCATCCAAAAAATGGTAAATTCTTTGTTGCAACTAAGTCTGCTTTCAACAAAGATCCAAAAATTAATCACACAGAAAAAGATATTGATAGAAACCATGGCCATGCACCTGGTCTTGCAAAAACACTAAAACACGCACTCAAACACCTACCAAAAGTAACACCTAAGACTGGTGTTTACCAAGGTGACTTGATGCACCATGCAGAAACCAAAAGTCTGCATGAAGAAGTTATTTTAGAAGCAGCCAAAGGCAATAAGGTATCTTTCACACCAAATACAATCACTTATACTCCTAAAAGTAAAGAAGATACAGAAAAAGTCAAAAAATCTAAAGTGGGTATTGTAGTTCATCAGAAATATAGTGATGATATGAAAAGTGCTTCACCTCATGTTGACCATCACAATTTCAAAGAACATCCAGATGTACATTTGCATGGCGCAGAACATGATACCAGCAAAGTTAAACATTCCGCAGATAATGAGAAGAAGTTCCAATCTCACATGGCTGCAGCTAAAGAAATTCATGACACACATGGCCATAAAATGTATGATGCAGTACACCACAAACATGGCGGTGAAACTGGTCATCTATCCACATACATCAATAAGACTGTAAGACACGATGAAGTTCCATCTGTTAAAGGTTTCAAAGAACACCTACATGATGCTCATGAAAAACAAGCTGCAAAAGTTAAAACAGAAAAAGCTAAATCGGAAAAAACTGGTGAAGGTAAATCACAGATTGCTCACGTTGAAAAAAACAAATCACACTATGGCAACTTGTTAACTATGCACCACCATCTACATCAGGCCAAAAACGCATTGGTAAATTCTTTAGAAACACATGAAGGACGTTACCATCACCATATTGATGGTAAGAAATCTAAACCAGAAGGTTTCGTTGTGCATCACAATAATGAACCAACTAAATTGGTTAATCGTGCAGAATTCGCAAAACAAAATTTGTTAAAGGTGAGAAAATGACATCAATACAAACTCAAATTTGGTTGAAAAGAGCTGGACTCTTATCCGAGAAAAAAGAACATCTAAGTGATAAAGAAATTGATAAAATATTGAAACGTCTAAGGGCCGAAGATGATGAAGAATTGGAGAAGATGCAATTAGAAAATTACATCTCAGAAGATGAGGACGAAGATGTAGAAGAATTAAATGAGGCCGCAAAAGATAGTGGTCCTACTGAAGGTAAAGTATCATCAGATACCAAAGGTAAAATGCATGAACTGTTAGTTGGTTATCATCTTCTTGGTGGTAAACACATGGAAAAGCATCCTGACAAACATGGAGATAGTCCACAAGAAGCTCACGATAGATTGAAAAAGACTGTACATCCTAATGATTATAAGAAAATGAATGACAGAGCAAAATCAGCTGCATCAGATATTAAAAAGAGTGTAGAAAAGAACGGACATAAAATACACCAAGTTCATTGGACGTCCCAACCAAACGATTTATTGAGAACAACAGGTATCAAAGCCTCACAAAAAGAAGATTCTTCCGATATTGTTATAACTACTCATAAAAAATAATAGGAAAAAAAATGGAAGTTTTACATCACGGTATTAGTTTGAAGGTTACAGATACTACATCTCACCATGTTCCAACTTCAAATTTAGGCATTAAAGCTGCCGGTCCTAATGCACAGAAAACACACGATGAACATAGACGAGCTATTCTTAAAAAATATCCAAAATTGGGAACACATGCCACAAATGCATCGCAAAGAAAAGAAATGATGCGAAATGATCCTAAAATGCAAGAACATGTAAAGAAAAAGAATACAGAAACTTTACATAAGATTGCATCTGATTTACACCATCATTTATCAACTGCACCAAAAGAAGATTTAGTTCATCATATTAGAAATGTAATTCATGCTCATCCAACACCAATGCAGAAACAAGGTCACAATCATTTGAGACACGTTTCACACAGGTCTGGTTCTAGTTTTGGTCACCATTCAATGGATCCAAGTAAACACCATGAACATATCCTGAACGATCCACACAATATTGAGGTACATCACAGTGGTGGTTCTATACACTTTAAGCATAAAGGTAAAACTTTTGCTAGACACGCAATTAAATTTAGTTCACAATCCGATCCATTGAGTTCAATAAAAGGTTCTGGCCAAACAGCCGGAGATTAAAAGTAAATGAAGTCATTTTTAGATATACTACAAGAAGAAAAAACAGGTGAAAAACACCATGTCTTTACTTTTGGTAGAATGAATCCGCCAACCACTGGCCACTTGAAGTTAATTGACAAAGTTAAAGAAGTTGCTGCAAAACATAATTCTGGTCATACAGTTGTCACATCTCATTCACAAGACGCAAAGAAGAATCCTTTATCTGCTGCACAGAAAGTAAAACACCTAAAGAGATATTCTCCTGGTACAAACTTTCATGCATCATCAAAAGAACATCCAACATTCCTACATCACGCAGCTGAATTACACAAAAAAGGTGTAACACATCTTCATATGGTGGTTGGTTCTGACCGCACACATGAGATGAAAGCAAAGTTACATCAATATAATGGACCACATGAAGGTGCATTGTATCACTTTAAAAAGATTCATGTACATTCAGCTGGCGAACGTGATCCAGATGCAGAAGGTACAACTGGTATGTCTGGTACCAAGATGCGTGAACATGCCAAGAACAAAGACCTTGGAAAATTCAAACAAGGTGTTCCTGGTCACGTTTCTGGTGCTCATGCAAAAGAATTGATGCACGACACAAGAAAAGGCATGGGATTACACGAATCTTACAATCGTGGTATGTTTAAAGCTATTTTTGTGACAGGTGGACCTGGTTCTGGTAAAGATGTTATCATACGTGAAGCAATTGCTGAATCGAAGGCAGTAGAATTAAATTCAGTACAAGCTTTTGATTATTTGATGGACAAACAAAGATTGTCTGAAAAATCTAATGACTTTCGTAGAGAAGCAGTTAGAAATCGTGGACCTTTGATTATCAATGGACCTGCTGATGACCATTCTCGTATCATTACAATCAAAGAAGAATTGGAAGAACTTGGTTACGAAACAATTATGGTATTTGTAAATACAACCAATGAAGCCAGTCAGGAAAGAAATCAACGTTTAACAAAAATGGTTGCCGAATCAATTCGCCGTGAAAAATGGGAATTGGCTCAGTCATGTCAAGAATCTTACAAACAAAACTTTGATAACTTCATATATTTTGACAATAGTTCTGAAATTGAATCTATTGAAGAAGATATTACTGAGACCTATAAAAAAATAAATACATTTATAGAGAGTAAAAACTATGGCGAAATTTCTTATTCATGGTTGGAAAATCATGGTAGATTGAGTGCCAATGAATC